GGCTTTTCTCTATCTGCCGTTGGTGTTCATGCCCGAGGCAGACAGCCTCAAGCACCCGCAGCAATTCTACTTAACTCTCGCTTTACCGCAAACCGTTTTTACCCGATATGGGAATTCCCATATCGTAATGAATTCAGTTCCCTAGTCGATCCATCAAAAACACAACCAGGCAGTAAACGCCCACAACAGCAATAACAGCCAGCGCACCTTCCATTGCCAGTGAAATATCATCCGACATATTCCCTCCTTTGGTGTGAATCCCGGCGAACGTTTTTACCCCCACCGACAAATAACATATACTAAAAAATCAATAGCTATAGCAACGCCTGTAATTGCAAAGGCTTCAGGCCAGATCATTGGCGCACCTCCTGCGGCGGTTCTGGTAGCGGCATCCAGTCGGTTACATTGCGGCTCTGTGTTTCGAAAAATTCATCACCATTACGGACTACATCAAAAAACTCACCGTCTCGATATTGCGCATAAAGAACGAATGCGCCATCACATAAAATAATTACGTGCTGACCATCATCCGGCATTCGCTCACTACAGCTTATCCAACCATCCAGAGTTACCGGATAGTTGGTTGACGTTTCCGAGATTTCCCGAAAATTATTGGTTGACGAACCCTTATTTTCCCGAAAGTTTCCAGCCTGAAGCATGGCGGCGCGGTGACACCAGATAATCCAGCCAAGCGCCATATCCCATACCATGTAATCTCTATCGCCATTTTTTGCTCTGCGGCGATCTACAGATTCTCCGAAACGCTTCTCCATAAATAATTCATAGGCTGCTCGTTCATCCGATACTGCTGCCAGTGATGCCAGCGCAATCCGTGCCAGCTCTTCCGCTTCTTCTGCTGGAAGCACAACGTTGCTACCCGGTCCGTATGTTTCGCGCCAATGCTGGATTGTCAGCAGTCGATCTTTGGTAATAGTGGTCATAGCTATTTCACCTTAATCTCAACATTTCGCAGCTTTAGCTCTACTGGCATGTCTGACTTTCCTGTTAATGCTAATGCGAGATTTTCTGGAGTAATGAGAGCAGTTATTGTTTTCCCCATCGCCAGACGAATAATCATTCGTATTTCGCGATCGTCACATGCTCCTGGTCGAACAATTGATATTTGTCCGTTCATCTCACTCTCCTTTGATGCGAATGCCAGCGACGCGTAATGCGTGTTCTAGGTCAATCAGGTAAAGCCAACTGCCATTTTCTTTAGGTATCATGACATGTCGCTCATCTGCATTTATCGGGTGTCCATATCGAAGGTCGTAGCGAGTCGGTAATTGAACTTCCCGCGCTTCCAGTTCAGCAATACGCTTGCTCCCATCAGAGATAACGCCTTCGTAATACTCACGCTGCTCGTTGAGTTGTGATTTTGCTTCTTCCAGTCCATCCAGCAAATCAGCGATAATATCCGCTTCCCGATGACGGATGTGACGCTTAAACGCAGCAAGAGCCGCATCACAATCCCGTTCAGCATTTGGGCTGTCCGGGGTAGCCTGATACCACGCCAGCGTCGATTGATAGTTTTGTGCTGCCTCACGCAGTGCCTGATAGTCAATCTTGCCCACTGGCTGCCTCCTTTGCCGGGATTTCTAACTTTTGAGTGGTTGTATCAAATTCAAACAACTTAACCACGTCATCAAACAGGACATAATCACCATCAGGATCTTCAGTCATATCAGCGCCACAATCCTGACCGCACGAGTCGCAACCTCCCATATCAAGCTCGTATCGCTTCAGGTTCGCGATATTTGATAAATTCAGCGCCAGTATAGCCAGATCATTAACCTCGTCTGCGATATACCCTGCACCATGTCCATACATTTCAATGCGGGATATGATTTCTTCTACACGTTGTTTTGTGATCGTCATTTTTCTCTTCACTCCGATATACAAGGATTACTACACCCCCTCTGCTGATTGCGCGAGCTGGATCCCCTGGTTCCATGCCGTCAATTCCGAAGGCTTCGAAAAATGCATCCATTGCCTTCTGGCGTTGCTCCTGCTTACGGCGTTTATTCCATTTTTTCATGAACAACAGTGACAGCCATCGTCCGCTGCAGAACATAATGTAGAAATAACCAAGAAGTGCCAGGCCGGCGTTCAGGGCCATATCAATCGTTATCGCCGGGTCAATATTCACTGCCCACCTCCTGAAAAATCACCGCATGGCCCGGTTTCTCCTCCAGTGCCAGCTCAGCCCCTGCACCTGCCGACTGCTGCCAGCCTTTCAGCATGTAAACCGCATCCACGCAACGGAGCATTGCCATGCAAATATCCATGTAGTGTGGCTGAGTCAGCCCGTCCGGAAGTACTGCCGGGTTTAAAACGGTATGCCCTTCCCGTTTCAGCACCTCTTCCGTTTTGTGAAATGCCTCGCGGTTAAAATTTTCATATCCCGTCATCGGACCGGCGATATAAACCCTCACCCTCACTCCTGAACCCTCCTGTCGAAATAAACGTAGTTATTCACTGCGCCCAACTTCATCCCAAACTTTTCGGCAATTTCCCGTCGGGGTACACCACGCTGATGCAGTTGCCACGCCAGCTCAATATCACGCTGTGAACATTTGGCTGACTGGTGATAATCACCCCGTAACATCATGCTGATACCCAGTTCCCGCGCTTTCGTCCTGACGGCTGACTCACTACGGCCAATCAGATAACCGATGCTTTCGACTCTCATCGTTCCCGCACACTGCCGGAGTATCAGGATTTCAGCCCAGCGCCACTTCTTCCAGCCACTCACCGCTGCTGCTCTCTGGTGGCGGTAATATCCCGGAGAATATCCCTGTGTTTGTTCAGTTCCCGTAGCGCAGCACAGACTCGCTCCCACTTCTGAACATTACTTTTCGCCCGGCGCAGCTCGCGGTTAGCCACATGCAGCGATGGTAGAATCAGGTCATCTGCTTTCGCTTCAGTGAACGATTGCTGCAACTTCACAATGTCCTCCACCGCTTCTGTTTTAATTTCTTCCTGTGCAGCCGTTTCCTGGACTGGTAACGCAACACCAGCTGGCTGAGGAAGGGCTTTACCCTCCGTTTCAGCTACGGATGCTGCTTTCGGCTCTGCCGGTAAATCAACGCCCGGTATGCAGTAACGAAATTTACCATCCTGATTCACGCGAATCAGACACCCTTTGCTGATTGCCATTGCCAGCGATGAATTCGCCCGGCGGGAGGTAATTCCGAACATCAATGCCAGTTCATCCGCCGTTTGTGGGCCATGTTGTTCAATCGCCTCTGTCAGCATTTGCGCCGTCACTTTCGGTACCGGTGACACCGGTTCACTTTCACCAGCCTGAGTCAGCCACCATATCGCCCCCTTGTTATCCGCTTCTCCACGGCGTTTCAGTTTCCACAGTTCGTTGACAGCCTCTTCACGACTAATTCCAAGGCGAGCTGCCACCACATGTGAAGAGGCTCTTTTCAGTGCTTTCAGTGCGTCAGATACGGTTTCCATTAAAATTTCCTCCGGACAAAATTACTTCACAACCCTCATATTGCTGACATTTGGACGCCAGCTATCCCAGTTAAACGTCACCCATCGACCACCGTTCATGGTCATGCGGTCCATAATCCTCTCACCAAGAAGTGTACTCATTGCGGCATGATTCAGGTTTGTTAACATCCCGACACTGCACAGTGATGCTGTCCGGCGATCAATTATCTGGTGTAATACCACCTGCTCGTTTTTCGTCTCCCGCTGAACGCCTATTTCATCCAGGACCAGCAAATCAACACTGCAAAGCTCCTGTAAAAATTTTTCCCCGGATTTGCCGTTGTCGTAGCTGTCATGCAACACGCTCATGACATCAGACACGGTGACGATAATCACGCTGCGCCCCTTCGCCATCAGCCGGTTACCCATCGCCGCTGCAAGGTGATTTTTCCCGGTGCCGGTTTTACCGCTGAACACAAAATTCGTGCACCCGGTCATCAGTTCGTCAGCTATGGATTTGGCCTGGCTCAGCGCGTATTTTTGCCCGTCGTTCTGCACCTGATAATTCGCAAACGAGCATTTGCTGTGCAGAGGCTGGATGCCCGAACGATTCAGGATTTTTTCCACCCGCAACTGGTGATTCTGGCGGTTAATCTCCTCGCTGCGTTTTCGTCCTTCAGCAAGTTGCCATTCCCGCCACTCCTCCACCGTCCGGTACGGTGGAACCGACGCCTGTGGTGCAAGTCTGCGAATACGTTCAAGAACCCCGGCTGCCGCAATGTTTTTCATGCCACATCACCCCCTGAATCCCGGCGGAATTTCGGTATCCGGTTCAGAAATATGATTCACACAACGCTGGTTGTTCGTGCCGCTTACCGGGAGCAACCAGGGGTTTTCAAAATTCCGGTCCGGCCCAAAAAACGTCGTCGCTCGCTGAACAAATTCCGTTCCCGCTTTCCCGGTCGCCGCCAGGTATCTCGCGTAACGCCTCACACCATCCAGCATGGTCTCTGGTGGCACCCCCTCGCGCAATCTGGCCTTCCAGGCACTGAAAGCGGATTTCTTCGGGTTTGCCCCAGCACGCAACGGGTATTCCCGCCAGACCTGTTCGAACACATCCGGATAATCCACTCGTCCCACAGACTGCCCGGTGCTTTCCGGGACTACCCGATCGGCTTCCCGCTGAATGGCGGAATCGGCTTCAGGCTGCTGCAGTTGGTGTGATTGCTCCGACCCTGCGGTCATCACCTGCTGCACAGCGCCCGAATCGGCTTCCGGTGTCGTGCCTGCTGGCTGACCAGGATTGACGGTCTGAACATCCCCTGCCTGGTTCGTGGTGTTTTTTTTGCCATGAACCATAGTGTTTTTGTCCTGTTCCTGTTCTTTCTCCTGCTCCTGTTCCTGTTCTTGGCTTCGAAGCCCCTTAAAAGCCCCTTCGAAGCCCCTTACCGAATTTCGGCTATTATTCCGCCTCACATCCAGATGGAAATCCGTTTTATATCTGTCGTAAAACACTGACAGAAAAGCGTTTTCAGGTAATGATGCATACTCATTCCTGACACCTGCACAACGGTTATCGCCAGGCTTCAACGTTTCCCCAACCTGCCAGGCTGCCATTTCATGGACCCAGACCATCTCTGCATCATGGTCATAGCTACAAAAACCAGCTTCAACAGCCCTTTTAAGCCCCTTTGAAGCCCCTTCCAGACCAAGCCCGGTTTCATGAGCAAGGTATAAAACTGGCAGGTAATACAAACCCAGCATATTTGCGTGAGGGGATGTCATCAGGTAAAAAGCAACAACTTGCGCTTCTGCACCCGCCTTTCTAAGTTCTCTCCCCGTTTCTCCCAGCCAGAATCGCGGAGAAACTTTTGCGTAATCACGCATGGCTACCTCATCTGGTGCCGAACCTTCCTCCGGATATAATCTGTGGTTCCCAATCGACAGAACCAGAGGAGGTTCGACATGTATTTTTTGAAAAGCCTTTATCAGGCTCATGTATTAAATGTTGCAGCAACAAACCGCTGGTGTAACAGCCCCGAAATGCTCCCGGATTACAGAGCCTGGCTGCGCGCCGAAACATACCTTCGTCTCGACATATTGATTAGCGAACTTCAAAAAGAGACTGCATCCATTCATAACCTTCAGGGTATCGACGCTGTTCGCATTCTGGTATCGCGCCATAGTGCTCTCTCAATAATTGAAGTGCGTCATCTCTCTTTTTCTGAACTGATTTTCTTGCTTCAACCAGCTCTGGAATCAGCGAATATCCCGCCGGAAGTGATCCAATACCCACCTCATGTTGACGAGCAGTTACAAGATGTGCCATACAACCAGCGTGCTGGATTGACTCCCTGCTCAGAGGCTGAATGGGATCACTCTCTGCTGAAGAAATACCAAGATTTGTATAATCCTCAATAAGCCCGGCACACGCTTCTGCATCAGCCAGCTTTATTCTGGTTTCCTTGCGCTGTTCTCTGGCTGACAAACGCCAGAGCAGCGCATTAGCTTTATGTATCAACCACTCTGCCAGCTCCACATCAGATAAACCGCCACGCCAGATGTGCGGACTGTTTTCGTAAACGCTCAGTGTCAATTTTTTGTCATTACTCATATTTATTACCCAATTAATGCACAGCCAGAGTGTTTCCTGCCGGGCCACCACGATTCATCTGATCGAACAGAACGATCGCTGATGCAACGAAATCATCAATATCTTTCACCAGCCGTTCCTTCGTCTCTACCAACTCCCGAAAATAAGCGGAACTGTGGCTGCGCATTCGGGCCACCAGCGGAGGCGGCATCGCTTTTTCGATCGCTGGTAACAACGCCTGAATTTTTTTAACCGCATCAGGAGTGTCTTTCTCCACCCAGCGGAAAATTTTCTGAGTATTGCGAGCCATGGCTTCCGGATGGCTGTCGTCATACAGTTCCGGGAACGTCATTCCCAGCTCGAAATACGCTTTGGTAATTTTCGCAGCCGGTACTTTTTCGCCGTCCGGATGCGCCCAGACATTCATCGCCATGCGGATGTGTTCATGCTTGATTTTCATGAATCAACTCCATCAGATAAGCATGCACTACAATCACCTTCAGCATGAACTACATGTGTTTGCCCCAAACGAATGCCGCTCGCATACTCAGGCCAAATAAGCTCCCAATCATGGGGTCGTAGCTCCGCCCTACTTACTTGGCCTTCCGTCGCAGATTCGATCATAAGGGCGCGGGTTGGAGATATAGCTGTTCGTCCAGACGCCATTTGCGATAAGTAAGATGGCGATACACCAAGTCTGGCCGCGAATTTCTTAGCATCACCAACCCTTAATGATTTAATAAACTCTTTTAATGTCATACCTTCCTCGGTTTAGTGTTTTTTTGCGAGTTTAGTGTTTAATAAACCATTAAGTCAAGTATTTGCTTGTTTAGTGATTACTAAAGATAATTACCACATGCAAAAAAAAGAAATTCGCCGTTTACGTCTCAAGGAGTGGTTTAAAGATAAAACTCTGCCACCCAAAGAGAAGAGCTACCTATCTCAACTAATGAGTGGGAGAGCCTCGTTTGGAGAAAAGGCTGCCAGAAGAATAGAGCAAACATACGGGATGCCGGAAGGGTATCTGGATGCGGAATACGCAGAACAACCGGGGGGTTCTCCACCACATGCAGGGTTAACGTCTAATCAACTGGAATTATTGCAGATTTTTTCAGCCTTCCCTGAGGATGAGCAACGCCAGATAATCAGCGAGTTAAAGCAGAAAAAAGAATCAATGGAAGATCTCATAGCGAGATGGATTGCGGCGCAAAAATGCCGCCGCGCCTGAGTTATAAAACCGGAGGAAACATGAATAGAGCCCTTTCACCAATGGTTTCTGAATTTGAAACCATTGAACAAGAAAACAGTTACAACGAATGGCTGCGTGCGAAAGTAGCAACGAGCCTTGCAGATCCGCGCCCAGCAATTCCCCATGACGAAGTTGAGCGCAGAATGGCAGAACGCTTTGCTAAGATGCGCAAGGAACGGAGCAAGCAGTAAAATGTTACCCGTGTTATGGCTTGAAAGCGCAGATACCGACCTAGATGATATAACTAGTTATATTGCTCGTTTCGACATAGATGCGGCTGAACGCTTATGGCAGCGATTAAGGGGTTGTGTGCTGCCGTTATCCGAACATCCGTATTTATACCCACCAAGCGACAGAGTACCTGGCTTGCGTGAGATTGTAGCCCACCCTAACTATATAATTCTATACCGCGTAACAACATCAAGCGTTGAAGTAGTAAACGTGATCCACGCAAGACGCCAGTTTCCCTAACTTTCACTACCAATAGAAACATAACAACCGCAACGACTTTATCAAAAGCGTTGTGTTTGTTATGTCCCGCGGTTTAGTTTTTACTTGACTTAAGTTTAATGTTTATTAAACTAAAAATACCAACCCACCCCGCCCCACAGAACGCAGGGAAATACTTCGAGTTACCCGGCAGTGGTCAGGGGTTAAGTAGCCAGCCCGAGGCGTATGAACATGACGGCAGGGTTCAACTTTAATAACTATGCAGCAGGTTTTTGTTCCGCTACCCCGGCGTTAAGGGGAAACAGAGGGTTTCTCAGTGGGCGAAGTCAAACATCAGAATGGAAGGCATCCCGGGATCGGCAAAGAAGCAGCAATGGCGCTTTATATTGACATCAGCGCCATTGCAGGACAGGTAAGAGTTATCAGAGCGGTAACTAAGCGGTATGCGCCTTTACTTCA